CTTCTGCAAACCAGGATAGAGTTGGCTCACTGATTAGACCGCCCTTGGCATTTTGTGCAATATTCCTTAATGCATAATTTTGAAATGTCTTTTTCGGTGGTGAATCAGGTGATATCTCTGGCAGTAATTTAGGGGTATATAAAGAATTTAAGTTAAAATTAGCAGTAACTGTTCCATTAACGGGTATGTTATGGAATTTATCGTTTATTTCTGTTTCGGCAACATCACGAAGTCTTCCTATTGCATCTTTAATAACTGGTCCATTGTTGTCCAGGTATGTTGCAATCTCCTCTGGTACCTCGACACCATTTGCTCTTGCCTGCTCAATTGCCGCACGGTATTCTGGGTTGTCCGCAGCATTAATTGCCATCATCTGATTAATTGCACTCGGATCCTTTGCTGCTGCACCAATAAAAGAGGCGTCAGAAAATTGTTTTGCAATGTCGGCTGGTACTTCATCTCCTCTTTGTAAATAATCATTAACGGTAGACTGAAGTTGTCTATAATCTGACTCCATATTTTCCCATAGCACTGAGATATTACCAAGAGTCTTGTCATCCATCTCATTAAATCCCATTTTTTTCCATAAATAATTTGTATCAAATGCACTTATATTCCCATGGCTAATATTTGCCATAGCTTCGTCCATTCCCACTTTTACCTTTGGTAGTACCCCTGAGATTTCATCCTGATATGAATCTGCAATAGTATTGGTTGAAAAAGATACACTCTTTGCCTGCTGGGCTAACTCATGATCTTTATTTGCCTTATTAATTTGCTGCTGTTTTGTTTTATACTCTTGGACACTAATATCTCCACGGTTCATCTGCGTATCTAACATAGCTAATTCCCAATCTACAGATTCCATTCTTAAATTGTTTTGCTCTTCCAGCTCTTTCTTCATCTGAGCCTGTAGATTCTGAAACGTTTCTGAATCCAAATCTTTTCCTGAAAACTGCATACGGATTCGCTTCAGCTTTGCATCAGTCTTTGCATTGGCTACCTCATTGGTAATGGACCGCATCTCATCAAGAATTTCTTCCACTTCTTTCATCATTTCTGGATTGGCAACGCCATTTACAATTGCTTTACTTAATTTTTCTCCAGCCTTTTTTCCAAGGCTATTTAATTCTTCACTGATGGAGTTATATGTAGTGTTAAACCCATTAATCAACTCTTCCCCAGTTTCATTATCATTTACAAATAATGCCTTGGTACTGATTCTTGTGGTATAACGTGCCTGTTCCACGATGTCAATAGAGCCCTTTATCATTTCTTCTACCGATGACTTGTATGATTCCAAATCACTCTCATTAAGCTCAAGGCCAATACTTACCTTCCAGTTTATCATTTCAACATTATCACCGGCATTGTTGAAATTCTTTGATAATCCCTTAATCTTTTCAATTTCACTTGCTGCAAGTGTCAGACCTTTTAAATTACCATTATCCAGAATCATCTTCGCAGTTTGATCTAATTCTTCTACAGATAATTTGATGTCACCAAATCTTTGAGCCAAATCTTCTCTCCGAAGTTTTTCGTTGTGCTCTTTTATAGCGACCCCAATCCCCACTATTGTCCCTATTGCTAATGCACCTAATGCGACTGGCCAGGCCTTTATTAACAGAGAAAAATTCTCCACCAAAGCCACACCTGCACTTATTCCTTTCAGAGTTCCAAATGCAGTGGCGATTCCTGCGATTCCACCGATCATTATATCTGAGTGGTTCATAAACCAATCTCCTACTTCCATAACCGGCCCAAATGAATTTTTTATTCCACCTGTAAACTCCTGTACTTTTCTGCGTATGGTTGGCAGATTATCCTCTACGGTCTCTCCAAACCCAGACAGCCACACAGTTGCATTCTGTGCAAGTTCTCTTAATTCACCGGAAATCCCGCTAAAAACACCAAGCTTTACGCTATCTAATGTTCCTTGAAAAAGAGAAATATCCCCTTGCAAGTTGTCCAAACGAATCTCAGATAGTCTTTCCGCTGCACCTGCACTGTGATCCATTGCTTCTTTTAACTTCAAGAATTCCTGATCGGAACCATTCATAATAGCAAGTAATCCGCTCATTCCTTCTTTTCCAGCAATGCCAGATGTGTACTCTTCTTTTTGTGCCTCTGACAGACCAGAAAAGCCTTTTCGCAATTCCTCAATCATCTTACTTAATGGTTTTACTTTACCTGTGCTGTCCTTTAAGGAAATGGAGAGCTTGTTCATGTATTGTTCTGCATTTTTTGAAGGAACTGCTAAATTAGCAAATATAGCCTTCATAGACATGCCAGCCTCTTCACCTTGAATTCCTGCACTAGCCATAAGGCCTGCTGCAAATGCCACATCGTTTACGCTGTAGCCAAATGCAGAAGCGACAGGAGCCGCTCTTTGTAACGCCTTTCCCATCATATCCAAACTGGAATTTGAATTTATTGATGCCTGGGCAAGAACATCTACCATTTGTGCAGAATCACCCGCCTGGATTCCAAAGGAAGCCATTGTGTCTGTCACGATCCCTGAAACACTTCCTAGATTTTCTCCAAAGGCCGCTGCCAGATTCATTACTCCTGGCAACCCCTTTAGCATATCCTCTGCTTTCCATCCCAACTTGTTATCGTAAAGGCTTTTTATCCCTTACTTCTTACAGTTTCCTGCAAGTTCAGCATATATCATCACCCTCGTCCTACGTTAGGTTTGATAGCGGCGTGCTATCGCAGATTGTCCTTAAGACAATCGTGCCGGAGACTCTTGGGAATATTTTTGCTCTCATAGCGCTCAATTCCTATGCGTTACAAAAACTGCCTGATCCGCAGTTCTCTCGGTATTAGCATGATAGTTTTGTATTTACTATTTTAGCGTTTACCGAATTTCCCCAGTATGCGCTGTATGTTTCTATACAGCCGGCCCGATGATGTTAAGCCCGCGCCAGGCGCTCCATTTCTTCACTCGCATTAACTGAAGAAAAACCTGTAGTTTTTCCCATTTTAATTGCTAAAGAATAAAGACGCTCCATTTCAGAGGAAGAGGATTTTGTAACTACTTTTAAAGAGCTCATCTGAGATTCCAATTTCATTCCAGCTTTAACAGAATCTTTCAAAAACTCTGTGGTCTTATCAGCGGCTGCATTAAGATACGGATCTACCTTATCTGTAATCTTCTTAGCCTGTTCAAGCTTTTCACTTATACCTGACATGATTTCATCACCTCATCTTTCTTTCTCTGCTTTCTTCCCTGGCCGTTTCCGCCACATCTTTAACTAACCTGGCTGCTTGACTTAAAGGAAGGGAGAAGTAGAATTCCGGGCCGGCTTTGGAATACCGACCCGCAAAAATAAATGCCTTGTTTACCGTTCGAATATCTTCGGGGCAGCCTATCCCTCTAGGAAGAAAAAACGATATACCCGGTTCTTAAGCTTGACTGAATCGCTTGCCCTTAAAATATAAAACAGCTCTACTGGAAATCCAGTAACCTTAGATGCAATAAGCTGTGCAAATAACAGCGTAGCTTCCTGCATGATAATGCCACTCCCACCCATATTGGCATAAAGATCATAGACTGCATTTAAATCGCGCCCTGTCAATGTATCCATACCAGATAAATCCAGCTGGTCAACCTTGATTCCCTGATACTCCACTGGCATCTTTAATTTCAACATCAGCCACTCTAAAGTCGTGTCTGCCTGCGCTGTCTCTGTTACTTTTTTATCTTTTTCCATAGCTTTTCTCCTTAACACATATCTCTGACTTCACGAAGTACATCATTTCCATTTACCACATAAACACCGTTTAATTTGTCAATCTCAAGCACTGTTTTACCGTCCAACACAACCTTATAATAGCTGAGACCAAGAGAAACACTTGATCCCATTTTTGCGCCAGACTTCATAGATCCTGGAACAAATTTCTTAACAGTACCACGGACAGAGATAGAAACCGGTTTATAGCCAACGCTGCCGTCTCCTCCATCCATTCCCTGAATGGCACCATTTAATGTGATGTCTGCTGTCTGAGTAGGATCCATCAGAGAAAATACATCGTTGCATAATGACATAAATGGAATTTCCATTTCCATATCATCCACCAGTCCAATAACTGGAATTGTCATATTGCCCCCAAAACCAGCGCCTCCTACGGTATCGGTTAAGCTGGTGATTTCCGGAAGCTTAACTTCTTCTGCTGTTCCAATTAATTCCTTACCACCTCTATATACGGTATATCTGTTTACTAACTGAAGTTTTAACATATTATTCTTCCTCCATTGTCATTGCACGTTCAAAAGTTGTGACATCAAATTCTTCCATTGCCTGGATATATTCGGTTGGAGTATATGGTGCAAAATGAATTCTTATTTTCATATGACCGGCAAGTATATCAGTAATCGAATTTTCTTCTTTACGATACTCTGCATACAAACCTGCACACATGCCAGATGCCATAAGGCTGTTACCCCATATATTAAAGCTGTTGATGATATCATCTACCTGTCTCTTATTCATTCCTTCATCAAGTTTTGCACGGTAAACAGTAATGAAGTAATTTGCTACGAAATCAAACATTCTTCTGCATCCAATCCAACGATCTTTTGGATCGTCATTCTGAGGATAGCAGCCTGTATTGTTACCAAAAGCTTTCCAGCCATTGTCATGAAGTGCTGTCACAATACCACTTCCATTTAATTCTCCAGCCTGAATCTGATCTAAAAAGATCTCTGATCCATCTGCTAATACGGCGCCATCAACATTTAAAAGCTTATTTGATGGATACACATATGGAACATCTCCATTCAGTACGGTTTGATGACTCATCATCGCACCATATACAGAAGAAAAACTAAACTGTCGTTTATCTTTTGTTACTCTTGGCCAAAGTACGATGGAATGCTTCTCATCGTATCCCATATCCTTTTTGACATTAAGACAGT